ATGGTTCCAGCGATCAGATGTCACCGACAGAATATGAAAACCAGTATTATCAACGGCTAGGAAGTGTCTAGATTATCCGTGGCGATTCACAATTCGGGAATTTCAATAAAAAAATAACGAATAAGCAAACTTCTTTCTTAGTCCATCACAGCACCAAATTCAAACTATGTGGGGATAATTCCCCACATCCTCCCCACTTTACACCCTCCCCACTTGCTCCCCACCCTCATTTTAATAAATGCCCGCAAGGCCAGTTGTGACGCGGGTTAGCGCAGTTTTCCCCACTTGGTCCGTGTATATGGGCGCAAAGTGGGGAATTAGGGGTGTTGCTCCCCACCTTCCCCACCAGCGCCCCACTTAGTTACCCACTTCTCTCAGCGACTTAACTGTCAGCAAATCGGCGTCCTGAATAACCAGACCATCATCAATCAGTTTCTGAAGCCAGCGAGTAAAATGTTTGGTGTTAATGCCAGTGGCTTTCAGATCATCACGAATAACCGCCCTGTTACAGGGTTCGCCCCGTGCTATTCGGCTTCTTATTGCCTGCCACAGCGCCATATGGTTATCGGTGAGTTTCTCCACCCCAGCCAGTTCAGGATCAACCTCTTTAGCCTCACGCGGCACATCGCGAACTACCAGCGAACACACCATTTCCCCGTCTTCATCTGTGAACAGTTCGGTGGTGCGAAGGTCATAGGCTTTACGTTCTGGTTCCTCGGCATCCTTCATCTTGGTGCATGACAGGATAAGGGCCTGCCCTTCTCCTTCTCGCTTCACATTAAACTCAGCGTCAAGCGCAGCCCGGAACGAACTGGAACCACGCGCACCCTTAGCCTCATCTTTGCCGGAGTGGTGAACCACCAGCACCGTGGCGCCTGTTTTCTGCTTGATAACGTCACAACCTTCAATAAATGCCCCCATATCGCGAGCATCGTTTTCGTCATTACCGCCAAAGCAACGCGCCAGAGTGTCAATAACCACCAACCGCACAGGCATATCACACTCCGCTGTAATCTGCCTGGCTGCCAGAATGACTTCGGACACCTCAGATTCTCGCACCGGGAAGACCGGACGGTTAACAAGCCAGAGGTTATCAACCTGCTGGCCATGTACCTGTTCCCATGCTTTGATCCTACGTGGAACGCCTACACCGCCCTCGCCAACCACGTAAAGCACAGCGCCACGTTCAACCTTCTTACCAGACCATGAAGAGCCAGCTGCAATATGGCAGGCCCATGAAACAGCCAAAAAGCTTTTATACGAACCGCTGGGGCCGTAAATGCTGCACAGTGACTGTGCCGGGAGTATATGTTTAATCACATAGTCCTGACGGATGTTATAGCCCTCTGAACCGCGTGTAAGTGGTAGCTTTGAGCGTTTTTTATCAATGGTGGCATCCGGGAATACGCGCTGTATGAGCTGGGTGTCGGCCAGCCAGAGATTCATTTCCTCTTCGCCGATTTCATCCACCAGCACAGAACGACGGGCGATTATCATCTGTTTACGATCGGTATCGATATAGCCGGCATCACATAGAGCCTCATATGGCATTTCAGCAATTTGTTTTAAGCGTACCGCCAGCTTGCCATAGCGCGTTGTCGGGTCTTTATGCTGGTGGATTGCCTTTTCCAGATCCGTACGGTTGTAGTTCCGGCCATGCGCCCACAGGTATGAACAGGTAAACAAAGCGTCGGATACCGTCTCAACTGTCATTACTGCATCTGTCATTTCGGGATCCCTCCGCTCATTTGGAATTTGCCTATCAGCGGATGAAACCAGTAGGCCGAACCGTATTTTCGTTTTGCGCTACGTAGAACCAGTCGGGCCGCTTCCCTGAATTTCTCATCAGGCACAATAAAGCCACCTGATTTCAGCTTAACCAACATAACGCCCGTATTTTTCGCCAGTTCCTCCGCTTTTTTGGTAGAAATGCCATACTCAGCCGCCAGCGTAGCGACAGGAGTCATACCGGGAGGGATTTCACCGCCCTGACTATCAGTCAGCGCTCTTACTTTTTCTTCAAGAACGTTGACTTTCTCCACCAGCAGATCAAAGCGTTTTTCCAGTTCATTGAATTTGACGTTGCTGATCATGACTGAACCTCCGAACAACTTTCAAAACGCTCGCGCTCTGCTTTTAAGAAGCTATCCAGATTAGAGGCCAAAGACTCAAACAGCTGTCCAAGCGCGGTGATTTCGCCGTCCTCCATTGCATTGGGATAACACACCAGCATAGTCGCCACGATCTTTGCTTGGGCAGCGCTAAGCGATGCAAGACGCAATTCCTCTTCATGCTCTTCAAGGTTTTTTAGATCAGCTACATAGCGCAGTTGTGACTTATTCATTTCGAGCCCCCCAGAGGAAGGCTGATTTCTCCTCCCATAATTGACCATAGACTTGCTCGATTTGCATCCGTCCACGTAAACGTATAAGGGCTTTCAGTCCTGATTTTCGCTGCAAAAATTAAAATCCAACCGGGCAGTGCAGCGCGTGCAGCAGCTTCACTATCTGCATCAATACGCATCACTACGGGAGTGCTCTCCGGATGATGCTTAGGTGTTGCAAGGAATAGCCATGTAAATTCTGGGCGAGTTTGGGTATGCTGTTGATCAGCCATAACTGTTACCTCACTTAACTGTAATGGTCAGACGCCCCAAAGTGGTTCCAAGCACTTTTGGGGCGTTGCTTTTTTCATGATTCGTATGTAATGTGTCATTACACATAACACATTACATTAGGTGTAATTAACGTGTCAACACACAAGAATGAACGTAGAGGTAATCCGCCCTTCCAATTCCGCTTAGATCCGGAACTCAGGGAGATGATGGAGAAAGCCCAAGAAATTGATGGTGACGAATCCCTAGCAGCATGGATCAAGCGCATTATTAGAAAAGAATTACAGAACCGTGAACTAAATATAAAAAAATAATACATAGGGGTAAATTATATGAACAACTTGAAAGAGATGATCCAATTAATAAATGAGAAATACCTTAACTCAAACTATAAAAGAAAAGGTGATTTGGGCGAAGCTCTAGCCATTACACATTTTGAAGAAACAAACCAGGGTTTCATTCATGTACATCAAGAAGACTGGTCTTACCCAAATAAAATGCGTGAAAAAAATGCTCAACGGCCAGATTTTTACATGCTACCAATGGGTAATAAAATTACAGCAGTAGATGTAAAACATTGGGAGTTGAATGATAATTTGGATTTTGAACTATCCTCGAGTGAATTATTAAAATATATAGAGCTTCAATTGTATCTCATGGAGATCCATAGCAAATCCATAGATGATTGCAATGATATTTTGATTAAGTTCTTCGTAATACCATCACAATTCAAAGGCGATGCATACGCAGAAGTTTCATTACATGAAATGGTACAAAATGAACTTACCCTAGAAACAAAGGCACCTGGCGGAAATGTAATTAAAAACATAATCCACAGATTTTCCATTAAAGACCGATTAATAAAAATTGGAACCAAGTCTGATGTTTACAACCCTAATGAAACAGCCGAAGCACTATAAATGTCGTTGCCCCGCCAAACGGTGAGGGCAACAATATTTTATTTCCATTCGCCTCGAATCCAAGCCTGTACCTCTGAGAGCCGGTAAGCAACTGCTGATGGCCCAATTTTGAGGCGCTTTGGAAATTTTCCTTCCTGTTCCATACGCCAGCGAGTTGAGTTTGAAAGCGTGGTCATAGCCCGGCATTCAGGTTCGCGAATCATTCGGTCAAGCTCAGGCATGTACTGAAGATCTTCTTTTTTCACTACGGATAACATAGCCATATCAGGCGCTCCTTTTCTTGATCACTTTAATTGTGTTTTCTTCACCCACCAGCCCATCAAGGTAATCAACCCATCGGTCCAGCGCTTCCTGTTTTTGGGGTATGTACTTGCTGCGGTTATAGATTCCGGCCACCCCCTTTATGGTGTGTCCCAACAGCTGCTCAACAACATAAAAATCAACTCCCATGTCGTTGAGGCTTGTTGAGAACGTTCTTCTCAGGTCATGTAATGACCACCGTTTTTCATGTTTCAGAGATACAAAGTTTGTGCATCCCATCGCGCTGACGGTTGAATCAGATTTCAGTTCCCCGAGTATATACCTACGCCTTTTAGTCTCTTCGTGCAGGTTTACGATCCACTGGCGCATTTTCTGAGGCACCGGCCGGAGAATCTCTTCGCCGTTTTTACTGTGCTCTTTTGGCACCGTCCAAAACCATTTTTCGAAATCCCATTCGTCCCATGTGGATAGACGTGCCTCACTGAGCCTGCATCCAAATACAAGGCACAAGATAGCCATCCGCTTCTTGTAATTCATAACTCGGGTTTTGCCCTTACCATGAAAGTAAACACCCCACAGATCGGCAACATAGCTTTCTTCAAGCAATCGTTCTCTCTTGTTTTGATACTTGCCAATATCACCGGGGCTCAAGTCATCCAGCACATTACATCGCACATACTGGCGCACCCGGCAGTATTTAAAGATCTGCTTTAACTCAATCAGCATCGCGGCAGACTGAACCGGCGCGATTTTCTTCACGCGATCAAAGCATCTTATCCAGTCTGACAGGCTGCATTTCTCGACAGGAAAATCCCCAATGTAGGGGAAGATGTATCTCTCATAACGACGATAGATACGCACCGTCTCCTTGCGTTTTTCCCTAGCATAATTATCAAACCAGTAATCGACAGCGTTCTTAACCGTCACAGGAGTGAACAGACGCTCTTTGGTGAGTTTGTTCTCTATCCGTGGATCCAGTCCCTGTGATAGCCATGCCCGGCACTCATCCCTTTTCTCCCTGGCCTGTTTAAGTGTCATATCTGGATACTTGCCTAACGTCATCCAGACAGGAGCACTTTGTCGGCCAGAATGTCTAAAGAAATAAACAAAGCTTACAGTGCCAGTCTTGCTCACTCTGGCAGACAGTCCCCGACCATCGGCCAACATCTTTTGACGCGGCTGCGGTTTACCATGTAAGGCTTTTAGCGCCTTGTCGCTTAACTTGTTCTCGCCAGCCATAAAACCTCATTCTGCAATACACATTGCAATACACACTTAGCTGCAACGCCGAAAAACAGTAGAAAAGCAATGCAAAAAACATTTCCATCTTATTCATAATTAACAATCAGTTAATGAATGAATCCGGTTCTTCATGCGTACCTATGAGGTAGTGTGAAGGATAATGGATCATCATCATGGTGTTTTCCGGCATGATGACCGGGTTTCCTACCATGGCGATGACTGATGCCATTGAGGCAGCCAGACCGTCGATATAAACGGTGATCGCCGCGCCGTGGAATTTCAGGGCATTAAAAATGGCGATACCGTCAAAGACATCGCCACCAGGGGAGTTGATATGCAGTTTGATGTGGGTGACATCGCCCAGCGCCTTAAGGTTTGCGACGAACTGCTTCGCCGTTACCCCCCAGTAGCCGATCTCGTCGTAGATGTAGATTTCGGCTTCGTTTTCCGAACTGGCCTGCATACGGAACCAGCTATTTTTTGCCTGGGCTTTCGGGCGGTTCTTTACCCGGTTTTGCTTCCTGGACACGAGTGTCTCCTTTGTCATTTGCCGGGTCGGTATCAAACACCAGCCCCTGTTTACGGTTCTCGTCAACCTCCGCCTTACGGCGGCGCTTAACATCATCAGGATTTGCGCCGCGGGCGCGCACCCATTCACTCTCTGTCGCAGCACCGCCACGCAGCAGAATTTTCCAGGCGTTCGCCTCTTTGACCGGGTCAATCCAGGGCATAACGGGCCCGGAGAACACGGCACTAAAGAGCGTGGCTTTATCGACATTTTTCGGGACCGTGATCTCGCCTGAAGCAATCGCCATCCTGAGCCAGGCCCGGTACATAGGTCGTGTGATCGCCGCGATGAATGCGTCCTGAAGAATGAAATAGCCTTCGGTTGACTCCACCAGCTCCTGGCGCTGCGCGCTGTATGTTCCGTCGTAGTTACGGGCGATACTGGAGAAGCTACCGCGCGAACCAGCGGCCACAGCACGTAGCTGGCCATTACGGAAAGTTTCGAGGTTAGGATTTGGTCGGTCTGACTTGATCATGCCGATGTCTTCACCCGGGCGGAGATCGTCAAACAGCATGCCAGGCTCGATGTTTAGCTCCCTTTGACCGCTGCTGCCTTCGTCATAAGTCTGGCCATCACCTTTTTTAATGAACATGCCCAGTGCCGCAGCAATGCGGGCAGCAGTCAGCTCAGCGTCCTCGTACTCCTTCAGCGCCGAAAGACGCATCAGCACCCCGGCAAGCAGCGAGTTACCTCTGATTTGATGCAGGCGGCGCATAAACTTCAGGTGAAGCATGTTCTCCGCCTGAATATCCTTTGTGTCACCCTGGCGCATGCCTTCCGCCGGCAGGTTTTTGTAGACCATGTATCGGGTCGGGCGGCCCCAGTCATTCAGGTAAATGCCCTGGCACAACTTCTGACCCGGCTCTGTCCGCTCCATGGGCACAAAATCCGGTTCCAGCGCCTCAATCCAGAAAGGAATGTCTGCCACAGGCGACAGACCGTTCCCGGTGCCACTGACCAGTTGCGCGAACACCTCGCCGTCACGTAACCAGGTCCGGCACATCAGGCGCTCAAGCACTGGTCGGGTAAACTGCCCGGTAACATCGGGAGAAACGGACCACTCCGCCCATTTGGCGCGGATCTGTGTAGCAAGGTCAGTAGCGATGCCGCCATTACTCATCAGGGGCTGCGGCTCCACGATGATGCCTTTTGCCCCCACAATGCGCTCTTCGAGTTTATCAAGGATGCCGATCACCAAATCGTGGTTACAGTCGAGCCACCGGGCTTGTTCGCGCAGCGATCGCCCGCCAAATTGCGTCAGCTGATTCGCGGAGCGGTTTTCGCGTTTTGCCCGGTGCGTCCGGGTAGGAATGACAGCCTCATATGCCTGGATCATCAGGCGCGACTTCAGGCGCTCCGCTTTCCAGCCCGGGGAAAACATGCCTATCAGATTATCCAGGGCGCTCATCGCGGGAACCTCGCCAGTTTAAAGGGGCCACCCCTGCCCGCTGCGGCAGCCACAGCAGCTGCCTGTTTTCGCTCCCACTCCTGGCGGCCTTTCCGTATCTCGCTCAGGTTCTCCATGGTCATTTGCTGACCGTTAAACGTTATGGACTTGCCCTGCAGGATCGCCATTTCCGCTTCGGTATAGCGTCGAACCATGTCCTGAATATCATTGAGATTCACACCCAGCCTCCTGATGATGATGACCATGCCGATTCACGGGCTGGTTTCGTAGCCTTAGGTTCTGATACTGACGGTTTTGCAACCGGCACCGGTGCCACTGCAGGCGCGTCTGGCGATGGCTCAACCACCAGATAACTCTCCCGGCGCGCCCACTCTGGGGCATCAGGCCACTTAATCTTTTCGTAACCATGAAGAATGACCAGGGCATGTGCGTAAACCATAAGGTCAAACGCTTCGTTAGCCCCCTTACCAGGCTTCGTCCATTTCCCATCAGCTGATCGCTCCTCATAGGTCAGTTCGTCGTAAAACCACCCTCCCAGCCAGTCAGGGAAATGCACGTAGTTCGGCCCCGGCACATCGCGCCACAGCGCGTTGTTGATCCGGTCTTTCAGTGCGTTTGTCTGGAGAAGGTAGAGAGGGACATCACCGGCCGCCTTCGCGCGCCGGGCAGAACGCCCGGTGTTATCCGGGTAGGTTTTGGTAATCAGCTTCGCCCGGGTCTGGCTGTCACCCTTGAAAAGCCAGACTTTGCGCTGCAGACCGTCACGGCGACAGCGCCGCCAGAACTCATAGGCATTGTCGGTAACGCCATCCTCACCGCCGGAGTCGACGGCCATGGCCAGCAGGCCCATTCGCTTGCCCGGTTCGCCATCAAGCGCCCAGGTTTTCTCCAGCACATCGGTGCGCAGCAGATCCCAGTCCTCCGGGTAGCTGGCAGGATCGATGTGGTAGCTTTCACCATCAGGCGTGGTGCGCATCGATTGCATGATGTTGTACCGGTCAACCACCCACCGCTCGCCGTGGGCGCCGTAGCCAACAACCTGCACCACAAATCGCCGGTTTTTACCTCCCTGAACATCGACGGTCGCCACCAGGAAGTTGACGCCAGCAGGCACGCGCCGCCGTTCAACCGGTTCGGCGCGCTGCAGCAGTTCGTCACCTTTGCGTTGTTCAATGCTGGAGCGCGGGAGATACGGGAGTCCCCAGTCGGTGTTAATGACCGTCTTCAGCGTTTCTTCGCTGCCGGTCGCTTCGTACTCCTGTTCAGCGGTCAGTAGTTTGTAAACCAGTTGGGCCCAGGTCTGATATGCAGCTGCCGGGCCTTCCATCCAGAACGATGCGATACGCGACCGCCGTCCGGCACCCGTTATTGTTCCGCTGCTGTCGATCTGCTGATCCTCACGCAGCCAGACACCTTTCATATTCAGGGCACGTTTCTGGTCGGCGGTGATCACCCCGGAGCAGGAAGGGCAATGGATGCAGGCCGCTTCGCTGGCCTTTACCGGATCGCTGATTTCCCGGTAACCGGTCATCGCCGTCATCTCAGGCTGGAAAAACTCACCACAATGCGGACATGGCCAGTACCAGCGCCGGCGGTCGCCGCGGTTGTACAGTGACAGAATGCCGGTTGTTGGCGGGGCTTCATGCGCCGAGCTCCGGCGCCACTTCGTATCGCGGATGTCCCGGCCTGGGGAACTCTCCACCAGCGTCATGCCGGACGACATAAACGTGGTGGTACGCTTGGAGGCCAGGGAAAATGCATCACCTTCCCCGTCGATATCCTCCGGGAAGCGGTCATAATCGGTCAGGGCGACGCACTTGTAATCCGACGAGGACATGATATTGACCGACGGCCAGCCTATCTTGAGATAGTTACCCGCCCTGAATGTCCTGTCGTAAACGTTATTATCGTTCCTGCGGGGACTCAGGCGGGTTGCCACTTCCGGACTGCAACGGAACGTGCGATCCAGTCGTTTCTTCGAGTGCTCGCGGGCCTTTTCCTCTGTCATCTGAATGATCAGCATGTCAGACGGGTCGCAGACCACGTTATAAACCACCCACCCGTCAATCAGGCCAATCGTCTTCCCGGTTCGCGCCGGGCCGACAAACACCACTGCGTCATACTCGCGTGACGCCAGGCAGTTCATTGGCTCGAGTACATACGGAGCCAGGTTCGGATCCCAGGGAACGGAGTTACCGGCACCCATTGGCACGCGCATAAATTTACTGACTGCATCGGCCACCAGCATGCGGCGTGGGGCACGAAGTATTCCAGGGACATCCTTTCGGATCCCCCGGGCGGATGCCCGCTTCGCCATCAGTCCTCCTCTGGCTCATCCTCCTCCGGTTCTGCGTCCAGCACGCGCTGCGCAATCTGGTCGCGAAGATCGTCAATCACACTCTGTACGCGGCTGACAGCTGCGGGGTTCAGCGCGCAGTCACGCTCCAGAATGTCCGGTAACGTTTCCAGCACCTGCACCACAGCTTTCGCCATGACAGAAAATTCACGGGCCACCTCATCAGCCGGGATTAACTGGCCAGTGTCCTGCTCGAATTTGAGCCGCTCGTTTTCCGCTTTCCAGTGGGCGAGCCTGTCCGAGGGCGTCATATCTTCGGCGCTGGACGCGACGACGGGTGCCATCAGCTCGGTCAGCACATCGGTGATGAGATAGAGTTTGAGTTTGTTGTTGCTGCCCAGTGCAGGCTCGACTTGCTTAAGCCTGGCGGCAACGGTCTGGCGATGAACGCCGGTGATCCCTGCCAGCTGATTGATGTTCAGCTTCAGGGTGGAGAGCTCCTGGTCCATGATGGTGAACACTTTTTGAACGATTCGACATCATTACAAAATGGCATTGATAAAAATCATACAGTTATGCACATGATGATGATGACCCTGGATCACGAAAACTAGCCGTTTTCCGCGTGCCCGCCGCCTCGTGGCAGGCCGCCCCTCCGGGAGGACCCGCCATAATGAGAATGAATATCAGTTGCGTTGACGGAGGGGTGATTGACCAGCTACGGCCGGGTGGCCGTCCGCCTGACCCTGTCAGAATCCAAGCCTGACGCGGCCTTCGGCATCGTTGGGGTTAGTTGTGATCCATGCTGTACCAGCCAGGGCGTTATCATCCGTCCCGTCCTTCTCGCTGCTGGTCAGCTTGCCATCCTTCGTCAGCCATAGGCGAACACCACGCTGCCACGTCTCACCTGCAACTTTCGGCAACACAAACACACCAGCCATCATCAGCTCACCGTCAGTGTCCACCGGAACGTCATGCTGGGCTATGCCGATAATCGCACCGACTATGACTGGCTGACCAGAGAGCACAGTTTTTGCTGTGCCGTTATGCCAGTCCATGGTATTGCCGTCCTGGTAGTAGTTCTTTGCCATGTTAAACACCTATTGATGCGCATAAAAAAGCCCCGCGAATGCGAGGCCAGACAATTAGCGCATTTCACTCACATGCCGTGAATGAAGTCATCGCTCCCTAATCGGTGTGAGCCATAGTGCGCTTCATAGCCCTCCCCTGAAGAAGCTGCTTTTGTTTCAGCAACGTCTTTAGTGGCGTAAACACCGACTAAATGCCATGGGGATTTCCGTACAACTCCCCAGCCTTTAACCCATCCCTCATTATCGAGATCAGGCTTTAATCCTTCTGCAACAAACATAGCTATCTCCTTTGGGTACCCGGCGATCATGCTATGCAATTGAGAATCAAAAATAAATATTATTCAACCATCTCAGCCGTGATCGTTAACCACTTCAAATCATGGCGATCATGCGTAACATAAATATCGGCGTCACTGGCGTTAACATCGTACGTTTTAGTAAATGGATGGGACGCTTTACCCGAGAGCGTGTCCCGGACTAATACATCCCCATTCTGGATAACCTGAAAAGTGACTTTCGTCGTGTGAACAATGCCATCTCTATGCTCCTCGAGATGATCAATCGTAACTTTTAGCTTTTTCATAAATTGACTCCTGAGTTGCAGTACTATGAGCACTATGTGAATGCCTAGAGTGCCACCCTTTTATCCCCTACAGGGCATATTTAATATTTATCCGCTACAGCCATTACAATGGAGCTACCCATGATGACAACAAAATATCGTCGCAAGGCGGTTGTACCTAGTAGTGCAATGCCGATCCGCGATGAAATTGCGCAAGCGGGTGCATACTGGACACTATCAATGGTGACCTGCATAAATCGACCTTTTAGATGTGAGCCTGTCGTACGGTACAGCCGCGCGAGAAAGCAGCTTTCACCAAGCTCACGACTGAAAGACTCTCGATTATTTAGCGCATGCGAAGCGCAATAAAAAAAGCCACTGGCGGAAGCCAGTGACTCATAGGAAGGAAAGCCCATGCTGTAAGATTTTTTTCAACGAAACTCTAAAAACCCTGGTGGGAAATGAAAAGTAATTAGTTCTAATATGCGATTTTGCACTTCATTATTATTCTCAACATCTCTAGCCCAATCCTCAACAGCTAAGCATATATCTTCGCAAAGAATATCTATTTGTAACTGAATTACACCATCAAATGAGTTTAAATGAAATTGATGTGGCGGTATCGGCGGAGTCAAAGCAAACTTTTCGTTATTATCTCGAACAACCAATCCCTGATGCAAACACTTGCACCGAAATTTGTAACAGTCCTGAGCCGTAAACTGGACATAGCGAAGCCTATATTTCTCTGCTAAATACCTAGTGAACCAATCCCTATACCTTTCGCCGACATTTGCGGCTGGATCTTCCAAAGCCCCACAAATATCTGGCATAGCTAGCGCCATAAAAATTGCAGCAAACCAATTTTGAGTTTGAAGAGAACTTCTGATTGATTCAACGAAGCGTTGCATATGATCACCATTTTGTTTCTAAGGTAATCATTTATAGCATTATCACAGGCACTCAGTGAATGCCTGTTGTAATGCCTTATGACTGTGGTTCAGATGGCGATAGCTCACATTCTTCAAACCATGAATCTAGTGCGCGTCCATCTGCTGCCAGATAGTGAATCAGGTACTGATTAGGTCCAGCGTTGTACTCTGCCCGTGCCTTCACATGCCCTTCCTCACCACTGATAGTTACAAAAACAACCTGGCCGAGTGCGTGTTTAAAACTCATTGTAAATCTCCTTTCGCTTATAAAAAGCCCCGCGCAAGCGAGGCTCAAAGAATTTCCTATGCTTAAAGTCCAGCGGAGAGACTGTGTCAGAGCCTCAGGGATGAGGTTCTATTTCAGGCACTGCGTCCGGACATACTCCTGCAGCCCGGTCAGTTGCTTGGTGACGGTGGCGATTCCGTCTCTGAGACGCCAATAATTGAGTTCAGCATCTTCTGTAAGTCGAGGGCTTGAGCCATCAACCACGCCGGAGGTGTCGGGGGCTCCGTCTTTGGAGCAGGTGGCGGCGATTTGCAGCCGACGTTTACCAGCGACAACATCAGCACGAAGCCGGTCATTTTCAGCATTCGCATCAGCGAGTTCCTTCGTGTATTTGGCATCGAGCGCAGCGACATCACGCTGGCGCACCTGCATGTCGGTGATGGTGGCGTTTGCCAGTTTCAGGTTTTGCTCAGCGGCGTCGGCTCGCTTCGTCTCATCAAGTACCTGACCGAGCAGAAGGTGAATAACCAGCAGAGATAAAATCAGTTCGATGCAGATTATCAGCCAGGCTTTAGAGGTCATATTTGCTCTCCGCTAGGCACATTGAGCGCTCCATCTCTCGCCGGTTCTGGAGGCCTTTCCACTTCATACCACCAGCGTAAACCCAGCGGCGCATTTCTTCACACGCTCCGTCGTGATTACCCTTGTTCAGCTTGCGCAACAGCGTGGACTTAGAGAACGCGTCAGAGCCAACGTTAAAAACAAAGCTGTACAGCGCGGCGCGCTGATACTCCCCCAGCGGCACCTTAACCAGATTGTCTACCGTTCGCTTTGATGGCTGGAGGTCTTTCCATAGCAGCTGGTCACATTCGCGATCGGTATACTTCTTCCCTCTCACGATATCCCGGCCCGTATGGCCGTCGCAGACGGTCCAGACCCCGGCGACGTCTTTATAGGCTTCATACTTCCGCCCTTCGACACCATCCTGTCCACCGAGGAACAGCGAGGCGATCAGCATTGCACCGCCACCAGCAGCGGCGATGAGTTTGTTACGCAGGCTACTGGTCATTGGCATTTATTCATCTCCGACTTTGACTGCTGGGCCATATTTCTCAAGCGCCTTTACCTGTGCATTGGCGACCTTGCGTTTGAAATACCAGTTAATAAGCCCTGTAACGATGATCCCGGCAATACCAGCCAGTACGCCGATGGCGCTCCATTCGTCAGGGCTCAGTTTTGTGAGGAC